GCTGATATTCTTGCTGCGATGAATGCTGAAATGATGCGCCGGAGTCAGGTCAGTGATCGGGATCGGAGTTGGGAGGAAAACGCTATTGCTATCTACATCGATGAACTGGCAACCCTACTCAGTATGGCCGGCGACCGCAAGGCCGAAATTGTGACCAGTATCAACAACCTGGCGCGCACTGGCCGGGCTTTGGGCATGATCATCATCGCCGCTACACAGCGCGTCGTAGAGATTGATACCGAAGTCTTTGCCAACCTATCGCGCCGCTGCGTGCTAAAAAGCCAAAAGGTAGCGGACAGCAATCACGCCATCGGCGCCAAAGAGACAATGGGCCACAAATTACCCCAAGGAGCGGTTAGCATCCACGACGCTGGCGATGCGGACGGTGAGCTAACCAGGGGGCTGTTTGTGGGCAGCACCACAAAAGGCTTTGACCAGATCATTGCCCCATTCTTGGGCGATATCCAAAAGCGCTGGGTTGGCCATACGCCAATCAAGTTGAATATCGCCGCCGACATTGTTGTGAGTAAGCCGGCGGCTGTGGCTGTCAAGCAAGAAGAAAAAGGTCAAGCGGATATGATCATGGATCGGCTTAGTGACCTTCGCGGCAAGTTCGGTGATGACCTGGTTAGCGAATGGGTAGCGCTGGCGATAAGTGAAGATTTATCAACCAATGCGATCCGCAAAGCGACCGGCGCTAACGGCCAAAACGGCAAGCGGATTCGTGAACAAATCGAGGGGGTGGTCAACGTGGTCAAGGATACGCACGATTCGGAATCACCAGGGTAGATGCATGTATCGTTGACCACCCTGGTCACCCTGGTCAAAACAGTATTTCCCAGAGGTAGAGGAGTGGTCAGCATGGTGGTCAAAGGGTGGTCAGTTGACCAGGGCATTGACCACCCTTATGGACGAAAGGAACCCATGAGAACAACCGCTATAACAGCACTCATCATCATGCTAATAGGTAGCTATCCAGCCTACGCTCACCGCGTGGTCAATGCCGCACAAGAGATGATATGCAACATCATCCCTGTGCATACCCAGCCCGTCGTAACCTTCTGTGTGTTCCTGGTGGCTATTGTGGCCCTGGCGCAGCAGGGACAAGGCAAATGATAGCAACGTTCAGCCGTCTCTTCCGGCAGCGGGGTGACTACGCCGACTACCTGCGCTCTCCCCGCTGGCGGCGCATTCGGGAACGGCGCCTGCGCTTCGATGGCAACCGTTGTCGCACCTGTCACGCCACGGACAACCTGCATGTGCATCATGCGTCCTACGTGTGGCGGGGTAGGCTGTGGGGGCTGGGTGAGTGGCTAGAGTTCTGGGATTGCGTCACCTTGTGCCGGCGGTGCCACAACGCAATCCACCGGGCGCAACCGATTAGCGAGTTCGCAGATTAAAGGAGAAAGAGACAATGATGGAATCGATTAACAACGCTTGGCAAGGGTTGCGCCGCTGGGTTAACGATAACACCGCCCACGCAATCCCGCTGTTTTTCTGCCTGCTGAGTTTGCAGAATATTCAAGAGTTCTTTTACACCTTGCACCCTAACATCTATATCAGTTGGGCCGCTGGGCTTGCGTTGGGCTTCGGGTTGCTATGGCAAGCTATCAAGCTATCCGACATGGAATGGAACATGCGTGATCGCCAGTATGTGACTGTGTTGGTGACTACCGTTGCGTTTGCCCTGGTCAGTGGTGGCATTCAAGCGGCGGCATACTCCAAATACATGTGGCTTGTGTTCGCTATCCCTGTGGGCCTGGCCTTGCCCACCGTGGGCGAGGTGGGGGTTGCGTTGTCCATTGCGGCTCATCGCCAGGCAGTGCGAAAGCGCCGGGTTGCGCACATGCAAGACGAATTGGGCGACGAAATGCGGCTCGTTATGTTCGACGCAATCCGCACCATGAATCGCAGCAAGCTGCAAGACGAGGTTGAAGCAGGGGCCATTGCGTTTGCAAGGGCGCTCATTGCGAACACCAACCAAGCCATGATTGCCGACTTGCAGCATGGTGACACGGTGCGTGTGGTAGCGCAATCCGAAATCACCGTACCGGTTATGATGCTAAACAATACGCAACCCGTCGCAATCGCTGAGGAGTTTCAAGCGCAACTAGACGAATACGATCTACGCATCGTAGACGCAATCCGTAATGGACACTGCACGCAGACGGCCATCAGCAAGGCAACCGACATTGCGGCCACCACGCTAAAGCGCAAGGTTGGCGAAAAGGTAACTGGCCGGCTGCCCAAGCTGTGCGCAGCCGGCGTCATCCACAATTCATCCGGCGCTGATGGTAGCGAATATCGGCTAGTGAGTTAGTGTCCCGTCAGGCGAAACGTAAGCCGCTTGCGGTCGCGCGCTTCGCCTGTTTGTGATAAAATATCCATGCAACGTTCGACTTTCCCGAAAGGAAAACTGTATGCAAAGTATGACCCGCAGACAGGCAGCCACCATTATCGGCGTGCTACTTGTCACCCTCACTATTGTGTCCGTGTCTAGCCTTCAACGACAAAGCCAAGCCCAAGCCGATGTGCATCTACCCATAGCGCAGAGCGACAGCGTTGGCGCCAGTGCCATGCCTGCTGATAGTATTGTTTCTGGTGAGCATCCAGAGTTAGGCGTGTTCGCTATGCGGGCCGCCAGTGGCGTTACGATCACCGGCGACTACACGGGCAGCGACAAGCTGGGCACACCCGATCCGGCGCTGGTGGAAGCCATGCGCAAGCAGACCGCGTTGACGGACGAAGAATTGCAAAAGCTTATAGTCACAATTGCCGGGCCAGAGACCGCCGGCTCTACGATCACGATTGCTGACAAGGAAGTAAAACTTCCCCCCAATGTCTATGTCGAAGCCTATGTTGTCGACCACCTTTGCCCGGTGGGGGCGAAGTGTCTCGAGGCGCCGGCCTTTGCGCTGGCAAACATAGAAACCGGTGAGCGCGTCGCCGTATCGGCTGTTACTGGCGAAGTGGGCGATCCAGGATTGAGCGAAGAGGATTTGTCAAGATCCAGATCGTCGTTTCGGTGGCTAGTCGATGCGATGGAGGGCAAATAACATGAAGCGACTTCACTCTATACTGATTGCCGTTGTCTTTACCTTGGCGGTTGTGTTGCCCGCCAGTGCGCAGATCGCCTATCGTGATGTCAATGGACAGGATGGAACCCACACCGGCGTTGAGCATTATGTGTTCTGGAAAGAATACTATTTTGCGATGGAGCAGAATACCAACAAGGCCATCAGCTACTATACACCGTCAATCCTCTACAACTACGTGACGACCGCCGTGGGGCGATGGAACGCCGTCAAGCCGATCAATGCCTACAACATGAATCCGGTCAGCACTTCGGACATGGCCGACCTTCGATTCGTTTACAGCGCCTGCCCAACGGCAGCCTCTGCGCTAGGATGCAATAGCGTTTCGCAGTACTTGGCAATGTCCAGCCAGAGCGTCTATGTGTGGTACAAGTCAACCATCTACGTTAAGCCGTCGGCCCCCAATGGCCCCTACTACTATACATCCACCGTCAATGCCATTGTCGGCCACGAGATCGGGCATTCGTGGGGGCTAGGCGACATGTATAATCTATGGAGCGGCTGTGATCCAAATGTGTACACGATCATGGATGGGGCGTACCAGTCGGGTAACTATTACGTGCCGTGCGACAGTGAGTCTCCAACCTCGTGGGACATTGATCGCTGGAGCGATTACCACTTTACGCGTTACTACACATACGACAATTACAACATGTGGGGTGACGGAACGGTCATTACGCTATGGAAGGATGAGGCGTGGAACGACTACATGTCACAAGTGCATTGGTACTGGGGAAATAGCACCAATGGGACGTTTACGTGGTTCGCCCAATCTGCCCACACGAACTATAACGGCTCGCACTACACCGTCCCCCCGGCTAGTGCATGGCGCCATAATGTCTGGATTAATCCCGGTTTCTATGGCGTGCATACCAAATACGTGAAGGTTTGCACTTACCCCGTCTTTGACTGGGCCTATGTGGGGACAGAGCGCTGCTCCCCGCCGATTTTCTATCCATACTAGCATCGCCTCGTTGCCACCAACGAAAAGCAGCCGGCTGATCGCAATGATCAGCCGGCTGCTTTTCGTTGCAAAACCCGCCCATTTGAGCATGTGCCAGCGAAGGGCCAGAAGCTTGGCGAGTGTGCTATTCGGTGTAGCGGTGAGACGTTCCCCCGACGACGCTTTACTTTGCGCCACGCCCCACTGCCTTCGACCATCATAGCATGGCCGGCAGGTCGGTGTCAACCGTCCATAACTGAATCATATTCAGAACTGTGCAAAGGTGGAGGATTCGGGGATTGACAAGATTATGAGATTTTGGTAAAATCTCATACAGGCAACGACAGTATTTCAGAATAGGAGTATGCAATGACGGAACAAATGAAAGCTCACGTAAACGCAATGCTTGATGGTCGTGTAATCGACGGCGCAAAACTGTATCTTGGTGAGGAGATTATCGAAGCTGCCACAGGCCACAGCCGCGGCGAAGGTAGTCTCAGTGTGCTCAAAGCCACCCGCCATGACACTGGCTTTGAGATGTTGGAAATTAACGACGAAGCACGCGGGTATCGCGGGACGGTGCGAAAAGACGATTTCTTCCGCATTCTTGACGGCGAAGAGGTGCAAGCCAAGGCCGATGGTCGGGATCTGCGCTTTGAGGAAGGCAGCCGTGACCGGCGTGCCATGTGGCAGAGCTTGAACGATGATGCTGCCCGTGGCGGGGTGGCCTAATGCCTAGGGGAGGCAAGCGCCCCGGCTTTGGGGGCGCACAGCCGAACGCAGGCCGGCGCGCCACGGACCTGCGTTCGCTGTCCATTAGCGACATTGGCGTGTCGTTCGACCAGCCGGTCGAATACGCGTCGGAGATAGTCGTCACCCAGTGCGGTAGCTGCGGGGCAATTCACTGGGAACCGTACCATGTGGTCGTCACGGCTACCGACCCGCTGCCGGAACCGGACAAAGACGGCTTTCTATATCCGGTGTTGGCGACGGTAGCCATACCAGGGCGAAAGGCAAAACACGGCAGGGGGTGCCCCAACAAAGAATAGTCGAGTTTGGCGAACAACAACGCCGGTGGCATCGTGACCACCGGCGTCTCTTTGCTCTCCGCCTACCGCTTCTTCACAAACTGCAATGCCCAGGTCGCCACGTGCGACCCGCTGACTGGCATGAAATCCTCGATAGCCGACGGTTGCCCACTGCGCACCCCCTGCGCCACCACTCCGATGACGACGCCGCGCTGAGCGCACCACTGCTGCAACTCTGTCGCAAGCTCCTGGATCGTCGGCGCTTTCGTTGGTTCGGTTGTCTCATTCATTCGTCTGCTCCTCTTCAGTTTCATTATGTCAGTAACCCATAGAGCCGCAAGGCATCGTTAATTTGTTTGACCTTGCGCGCTAGCTGGTATGTCGCGTTCCGGATGGCGGCCGCATCGGTGGCATACGTGGTTAAGTCCGTCCAGTTTGTAATAGTGTCGTTCGTGCCGCCACTGGTGACGTTGTTGGTCAGGTCGGCACCACTGGTTTGCTGTGCTGCCGGTGCTTTGGCAAAAAAGCCAACATTGCCATCGAAGCGTGCGGCGCCGTCATCGACCCACAGCGCATAGGCGTTCGTCAGCGTGACGTTGGTGCCCGCCGCCGGCGCGTTGGCGATGTACACGGTGGCAGCGTTGGTCATTGTCACGGTGGCGTTGGTGGCGGCAAAGGTTGGCCGCCCGAAGCTATTGGCGACAGCGTTGGTAGCCGTGCCGCTGACCGCCGTGCTGCTGTCGGTGATGGTCGCCGCAGCCGCCTGGAACTGCACGCCCGCCGTCCCCCAGGCGCTACCTGACATACTGCCGGCGACATGGACACGAGCGGCGGCGCTCGTTGTACCTACGCCGACATTGCCGTTGAAGTAGGAAATGGCGGTTGTTGTACTATAGATTGCATAGCTCCCCCCCGGCGCCGTCCCCGTGCCGAGGAGGATGTAAATGTTATTCGTGCCGCGTGTCAACGAGTCAACCCCAAGGCCAACCTGCGCCGTGATGGTTAGTGGCCCGCTGCCGCTGTTTGTACCATTGACAACATGCACACCGTAGGCACGCGTGATGGTGGCGGTCAAGCTGTTGCTAAATGAGGAGATCGGGACAAAATAGGCACCGTTGACCTCGGTGGCGCTGGTCAGGCTGGCGGCGTTACTGCCGGCAATCAGGCCAACCCCATACACGCCGGCCGTTGACATACCCACGGCGCCAGCGTTGACAATGCGCGCCTCGCCGCGCACGCCGATGAGGAGTCCGCTACCGCTGAAGCCATTGGCGGTATCTAGCGTAGCGCTTAGGTTGAGGCTGCGTACCTCCTGCGTGCTAGCGCCCGATGGCGAAATGGTGTTGGTGATCAGTACCCCGTTTACCGATCCTCCGCTGGCGCCAGCGGAGGTAAGCGCCACGTCCAGCTTCGACGCCGGCACGGTGCCAATGCCCAGCCGCCCGTTCGTGCTATCGTAGTAGATGTCCTGCGTTGTGCCATCTGCGCGATAGAAGCCGATGGCGTTCGTGCTATCGCTAGCTGGATAGAACTTAGCCGCAATCATGCCCGCCGAAAACGTCATCGGGCCAGTTACTGCCCGCGTGCCGTCGGCCTTCAGGTAGATGGTGTGATCATCGTCACTCAGGCCCGTCAGCGCCGCGCCGTGGTCCAACTGCCCGCCGCCGGCAGCGTTGGTGTGGCCATGCGTGGCATTGCTGAAGTCGGCAATCACCGGCGCGGTCAGCGTTTTGTTGGTCAGTGTCTCCGCGTTGGTGCGGAATGACACATAGGACGCGTCCAGGTATTTGTTGGTGCCAGACGGCGCCATTGTGGTGTCGCTGACATCCACGATCATAAACTTGTCGGTGTCGGCAGGATTGGCGGCGAGGGCGCTTAAGCCCGTTGTTTTGGTATCACTCATCAGCCACGCTCCGTCAAAATACGGCTGCCGTCTTCCAGCAACCAGTAAGAACCGTCTTCGAGTCGCAAGAAATAGTCATACACCGGCGCAATGGCCCGCGTCTCCATGCACCACGTTACGCCGGTGACGTAGTAGAGTTTGCCCGGATACATCCATGACACCGTGTTCAGGTCCAGCATGGTCGGCTCAGTGTCTTCGGTAATGCTGACCGTGTTGGCACTGTCGGACGCGTCCACGATGCTGCCATTGCTCTGGAACCAAAACCAGCGGTAGCGATGCACCATGTAGGCTTGATCATGGTCTACGCCGACCGAAGCATGGGCAGCCGGGAAGCCATAAAGGGCGTCGCCCATGCGGGCATGGATGGCGTCTTCATCGTCGCTATATATCTGCATATCCGTGTGCGCAACGGTGTCCCCATGCGCCCACGTTGGTGGCGTTGACCAACTCATAGGCTTGTGCTATCGCTTTCGATAAGGTAGACCACACGGAAGTCATTACCAGAAGTGAAGTCAAATTCCACCGTCACCTCATAGAACTCGCCAATATCCGGGGCACTGGTCGTGGCTTGGAGGTCGATATAGCCGCTCCAGGTATACGTGGCGCTCCGGTTGGTGGCGTCCGTGTATTCCGCTGTGCCATCAACGCGAATATCAAGTTCGTCCGATGTACCGTTGAGAATTTGGCACTTGTAATGCAGGTAGCGCCCTTGCCGGCGGAACGTCCACGGCCGACTAGTGCCGCTACCGCTCATCTTCTCCCCGGTAAAGGGCTGGTTGACGCCCGACACAAGCCCCCAAAAGAATTCAAGGTTCTGGCTGATGATGTTGAGATTGGCCGAACTTAATACATCTCCCGAGTTAAATACTGGCGGCGTTTGATAGGCCATTAGTAGAACACCTTTTTTGTAGATCCAAGCGCCGAAGTCCCGACGATAAAATAGCCTGGGCTGTCGGCATACGTGTACATATCGCTACACCGCACCAGTTCAAAATCCTGCACGTAGCCTGTCCGGTCATAGCGAAACGAAACGCCCACGATCCAAAAGTCCGTGGCGCTCAAACTCAACTCGCTATCGGTCACGGTAACGCGGTCCCCAATCACCCGCAGCGGATTGCCCGGACACCCGTTCATCTTAGCAAACAGTGGCGGCGTCTCCTGCCGATCGGCCATGAAGGCTTTCAGGAAGTTCGCCTGCCCCTCCGTCTGCAACCACCGATTACCGCTCACCTTCCGGCTCCGGCCCTCTCTGCTCGTCCAGAAACTATCTGCCGATTCCTGCGTAATCGTGCGACTATCCCCAGCGTCGGCTAGGTAGCCGGTCAGCGTGACGCGCACCGTAGCCGCAAGCGACCCGCTGTTCTGGATAGTCAGCTTTGCCGAGCCGGCGTAATAGTAGGCCGACACCGACACCGACGACGCTAGGTTCATGCCACCCGGTGTGCCCGCGGTGTAGTCTAGTGAAACGATGCCGTAGGCCGGGCTGTCGAAGTCTGCCCAGATTTCAATGGTTTCGCCAACTGGCACGAACAGATTGCCGCTGTCGTATATCTCCGCTTCCTCCGCTGGCTCACGCTCGGACCATGACACGCTGACCTCTTCGGCCAACTCAGTTTCATTCCAGGTTAGCACCAGCGAGTTAAAGCCACTGCCGCGGGTGTAACTCTGCTGACTGACTGTGTGCGGCGACTTTAGCCAGTGGGTGGCGTTCTCGTACACCAACTGCCCGTAAGCGTTGCCGTAGAAGCGCCCCCCGCAAGCCGCGGCGAGCTTCCATAGTTCTTCGACAATGCTTTCGTTCTCCAGCCAGGCCCACGGGATCGTAAACATGCCATCATCTAGCACCGTGGTCACCGTGGCGCCGGAAGCGTCCAGCACCGCGTCCATGAACTCTGATTCGGTCGTGCCATTGTCATAGTACGACGCAAAGTTTGCCCTGGTCGTGCGTTGGCGACGATTCAGTAGAATTTCCTCCACGCCACGACAGTCGAACGTGATCGTCTTCGGCTGCCCAGGGCTCAGCGTTGCCTCCGCTGGGATGCGAGCCACGCCGGTAAACACCGATTGGTAACTGGCGACATCACCGACCAGGACCGCAGAGATTTGCACCTTCACCGGTACATGGTACGCCTTGCCGCTCTGGATGTAGCTATACAATGCGCCGCTGCTGTACAGGCTGCTAAAACGCCCGGTCGAATTATCCAGCACGACGGTGCATTCCGACACGCGCCCCGATGCGGCGGTGATGCTCTGGCCTGGTGGCGTTAGTCTGTGCGTTCCTCTGGCGCTAATCAGGTAGGCGTCCTCGCTGGTATAGGTGCCGTCTCGGTCCCAGTCGATATAAACCTGCGCACCAATGTCGTAAAACACCTGGGGCGGCGCCTCGGTCGTGTCGCTGTCCGTGTTGCTGTAACTGCTGTCGCCATCGCCGTTGTAGGCGCGCACCCGGTAGTAATAGGTTGTGTTCGGTGACAACCCGCTGTCTGGGTAGGTTGTGACGTTGGCCACCAGCGTTGCGATCTGCGTCCACGGCCCCGAACCGGACAAGGCGCACTCCAGCTTGAAGCCGGTTTCGTCGCTGGCGTTGTCCGTCCAGGTGACGGTGAGCGCGATATCGCTGACAACGGTGACGCTTAGGCTGGACGGTGCGGATGGGATGGTCATTAGGCTGTCCCCCTCGTTGGCGCGCCGCTTGCGCCAAGCTCCGCACGGAACGGAATGTCGCCAAACTGCACGTTCGGCCCTACCCGATAGTTCTCCACAAATGCACCTACTTCCGTGTCACCCTCCCAGGTGTAGGTCGTAGCGTTGCCGCTTTCGCCCATTGTGATCACCAAATCTCTGAATGTGGCCGGCGGTCGCAATGCGTCCATGCCAAGCCAGTCGTCTATTTCCTTCGTCAGCCAGCCGTCCATTGTGACCTTCCAGGTGGTTGCCCCCGGCTCCTCTACCGGCCCATCATCGGCAAGGCTCGTGGCGTCCAGTTGCTGCACCGTGCCGAGGAGGTCGGCAACCCGACAGTATCCGGTAACATCGTGGTTGTCGTAGATGACAGTGTAATAGCCTTCACTCGGATAGATGCGATTGATCGGTGGCGCCACATACCGCTCGATGATCAGACTCACCATGTCGGCGGCGTGCGTGCCACTGGTTGGCTCAGCGGTGCGTGTGCCGGTTACGCCAACCGACAGCAGATACTCGCTGAACATGGACGTGCGAATGGCCGATGCGCCAAAGTCGTAGCGCTTCCACATGTCCCTGTCGTTAACCAGTTGATACTGCGTCGTCTGCGCTTTCGACGTTAGCATCACCAGGACCGCGTCGTCCTGCGTGGAGGTCGCGGTCGGGAAGGTGATCGGCGACACCGCACCGGTTGAGCTGGTCTGCACATCGCCGATGACGAGCGTGTGGCCTTCGGGCGACCACCACGCAGACACCGCAAGGCTTGCCGTGGTCGAGCCACCGCTAAAACTAATCGTCAGCGTGGCGCCAGCGTCGCCGCTTTCAGCCACCTTGGTGTAGACCCGCATGGCGCCGGTTGTGGCCAAACTCGCCTGCAACTCCCACCCGTCCGGCGTGGTCACGGTACGATCTGCGGCCAGCGTCAAGTGTGCCACCAGCATGTCACCGACTACGATGTCAGCTGGCATGACCAGGCCAATGCTTGTGCTGCTGCTAGGTCCGGTGTTGGTCTGCGACCGATAGCGCACGCCGGGGTAGGTCGTGGCCGCCTCAATTAGCCCGATGGTGACGCACTTCGATATAGCAGTGCTACCCGTGGCGGTAATCGTGCCGGTGTCACCCGCAGACACAGCGCCCGTCATACAGTACGCCCGGTTGCCGCTGATGGTCGTGTCCCAGCGCTCATCCATGCCACCGGGCGGCGTGCTGGCCAGACTGCTACCCACAGCCCCCACGCAGACGACAAGCCCGTCGGCGCTCAGGGTGACGGACGGAAACACACGGTTGCCGCTGGCGTTGGTCTGGCTTGCAACCGCGTCAATGTTGATGTGGCCAGCGTCCGCATAAAGCGCCAAAATGCCGATGCCTACCGGCGTATTGCTGGTGCTCGTAAAGTCGTAGGACGATGGCTCACTGGCCCCGGCCACCTTGTGCCAGGCCGAAATATTGTCGTTGCCGTTAATGGCGCCACCACGAACGGCGTACCAGCCGGCCGGTGGCAGCACCTGATCAATGGCCTCGGAGACACCATTGGGCGCGGCCAGCAGGAAATCGCCTTCCAGCGTGCCGGTAGGCTTATTGACGGTATACGGTGACGACGAATCACCCGATGGCGAAGTGACAGCACGGACGTAGATGGTCACGCGCTGATCTCCCGTAGGCGCATGGTTGTTTCCCAGCCTGCCCCGGCCTGGATCTGCGTGTATGTCCACTCAAGCGGCGGATTACCGGCGGCTGGCGTCACGGTGTAGGTGCTGCCGGTTGGCGCCGTGAAGTTGCTACTGGCCGGCGACGACAGCAGCGCAGCGTAAGCGCTGTCGATGGCGATCTTCTCGCTATCGTCCAGCAGCACCCAGGACAGCGTGAACTCTCGTTTGGCCGCGGTCGTGATACGCTGGAAGACAAGGTTACTGTTGGCCGTCTCCAAACTCACCGCGCGCTGGCCAACGCGCTCAGCGTACCCGCCTGGATTTTTCGGCCATGCTAGGGTAGTGCCTTGCAGGACAGGTTGCGTTGCCATTAGTCAGCCTCGGAAAAATAGTCTTCAGCCATAGAGATCACCACATCAGCGCATGTGTTGGGCTTGCTCACTTTGCCGCCTGTAACGTAGCCGTAGACCATACTCGCCTCGCGCATAATCATGCTGTAGTCGTATAGTTCCCGCTGGATAGCGTCCAAGTTCAGGGAACCATCAGGGTTAACGCAAATCTCTTTCCAAAACTCTTCCCATAGTGTCACCCACGGCTGAATTTCTGCCATTAGTTAGCTCCGTTCAGCGTAGCATTGCGCGCCTGTGTCGCTTCCACGTAGGGCGACACCAAGCCAGCCAACTTCTCCAGCACTTGACTGGTCAGGCTGTCCATTGTGGACAGGAACCCGCTACCCCACGCCTCACCGTTGGTTCTGCCGGCCTCTGTGACAACCTTCAAATTATTCTCCGCCCTAAACTGCTTATCCAGCGCAATGGCGACCGTCTCCCCGATGCCGTCCAGGGCTGACACAATGCCGCTGCGGATGTTGCCGCCGATGACCGCCGCCTGCCCTGTGGCCTCGGTCGCAACGCCGGTCAGGGATTGCGCCAACTGCACTTGGTTGCCGCCGTCAACGCCCAGGGCGCTTTGTGCGGTGGCCTGGATTTTGCCCAGGGAGATAGACCCGCCAAACTCGGCGCTCAACTCGCTTGCGATCTCCTGCGCAAGTTGGGCCATGCTTTGCTCACCCAACAACAGCCGGCGCACGCGGTCTTTCGCTTTGTCTTTGTCGAGTAGTTCAGGTTCTAGGCCATCCTGGAAGTTTTTGACAAGCTGCGCGGCTTGCATCTTGACGCCGTCGCCATCCGCGGCGCCTGCAAAATATTCTTGGAAGAGCGCCGGGAACTGGTTGCGAAAATACTCGTACCACGGCGATTCATAGCCCTTGACCGCCACGTCAGCCAAGCGCCGTGCATTCTCGTTGATGGCGTCCTCGCGTGGCAGAATATCATCCACATTGACGCCAACGTCCAGATTCAGCGAGTCAGACAGCACGCCCGACACTTTGCCGGTCAACTCATCAAATGCTTGCTGTGCTTTGCGCGCTTCTTCGCTAATACCGCCCGTAGAGCGCGCCACCTTCTGTGCCGCCTTGTCGGCTTCGATAATGCCTTCCAGGACGTTGTTGTACTCGGATGACACGCCCTCTAGCGCAAGCTTGTTTTCTAAGGTGGCCTCGTTGGTGGCATCCCAGTTCAGCGATACGTTGCCAAGCTTGTCGGCCATTTCGCCATACATGGCGGTGACCTGGGCAGGATCGGCGCCGGCTTGCACAGCCCGAAGCGCTAAGTTTTGCGCCTGATTGATGGCCCCTTGTCGGATGGCCCCCAAGCGATTCTGCACACCACTGGCCCGACCCATCGCCTGCGCAACGGCGTCCAGGCTGCCGGCGGTTGACCACGCCATTGACTCAAGCGTGGATAGCCCGTCAGCGCCATCTAGCGCGGCAAACTTTAGGTTCTGGGCTTCCATTGCGGCGGTGCGTGAAGAATCGGCGTTTGCCTCCAGGGCCTGGGCCGCTCTAAGCGCCGCTTGCTCTTCGGATTCAAAAGCAACCACGCCATCGCGTAACTGGGCAATATCAAGCAGCGGCGTCTTTGCGATAACCGCCTGTCGATTGTAGGCAACACCAAGCGCCTCCACTTGCGCCTGCACTTCTTTCAATTTCCCGGCGGCGGCATCTGCTCCGCCCATATCACCAATGACTGATGCGCCACTTTGAATCGCCTGCAAAGACTGAATTCGCTCCGCAGTATTGCCGATCTCCGTGCCAAGCGCCTGCATTTGATTCTGGGCACGCTCGGTAGCGGTAACGTTCATTGCGTCGTTTAGCCGCTCCAGGTCGTTAGCCATGTCCTTTAGCAGTGGCGTGGCGAGATCTGCCAGGAATTTGCCGAAGGTGTCCTTGACGTCTTGCAGGTTGGCATCAAACCTTTCGTATTGAGTCGCAGAACTGTCTACGGCAGCCTTGTTGACGGCAATGGCCGCCTCGCCTTGCCGATACGCTTCAGCGAGAAGCGCCGCTTTACGCTCGGATGTTGTTAGTTCTTCGGCAGATTTACCAAGGGTCTGGGCGTAGGCAGCCGTAGCTTCGTCTAGATCAATTAGCAAGCCAATATTATCTAACCACCGCGGACTCTCGCGGGCGATGCCGGTTACAAGGCTTTCGACGGCAAAGCTATCGCTCACGCCTTGTGAGCGACCCAGCGCCGTTGCAAGCTCAATTAGTTGGGCCATCTCTTCGGCAGTGTCGGCAACCTGAAACTGGATAGCGCGGTTGGCAGTAAGGATTAAATCGTACTCAGAGATAGTGCCCTGCGCAGCCTTCTTCATGGCGCCAAGCATCTCTTCCGACGAACTGCCGACCTTGGCCGCCATGCCCTCGAACACGTCTCCAAGCTGATCAAAGACGGCGCCGCGCCGCGCCAATGCGTCCATCTCGGCCCCAATTTGCTGGAGACTGGCGACTATAGCCCCCGCCCCAGCAATCGCGCCGATGCCGGACAAGCCAGCGTTCAGCTTGGATGCAAAGCTGTCGAGGCCAGATAGGTCCTGCTTAACTTGGTTAAGCGCTCCACTGGTTTGGTTGCGTGCGCTAACAAGAATGTCGATTCTGTCAGTCATCGTATTTTCTCAGAATCTCCTCATTCTCTGCGACTACGTTCCACATATCTTCCGACATCGTTTTGATGGCGCCACCCAGGAAAGCGCTGCGTTGTTCCTCGGCGATCATCACCTTTTCGGCTTCCATCGCTCGCATGTAGCGCGCCCAGTCCATGGCGTCAAGCTCTTCCAGCGTGCGCCCCGGAAAGCGCCGCAGCATGATGGCGTCTAGTTCGCTTTCGCTTTGGCGCGGCGCTCGTCCATCTGTTTGGCGTATTCGCCAGACCAACGCCGCGCGTGCGCTTCCCCCATGCTATACAACTCGTCTACACCAACGGCCACAGCGGTGCCGAACCACTTCCATAGCCACACGTCCACGCGGTCGATATTCTCGTTGGTAAGCTGGCTAGGCTCGGTGATGGGATCGCCCTCGGCGGCGATGAAGTGGACGGCGACGACCTTGCTGCGTACAAGGTCAAGGTACTTTTCGCCGGTTTCCGCAAAGAACGCTTTCAGTTCGCCGCGCGTCCAGCGTTCGGACAGTTCAAAGTAGCACTCTTCAAAGCCCGGGATATCGCATTGATATTTCGCCATTAGCTGCGCACCGGCCCCCCGCTGATACCCAGATCCGCCGACCAGTTGATAAGCTGGGTCGGCTCAGTGGGACTGATGGTGTAGTTGTTGATGAACGCGCCTTCGTCGGCGCTGCCCGTCCAGGTAAAGGTGCTTCTTGTACCACTGGGGCCAACGGTGATGACAAGGTTGCGCAGGGTGCTGGGCGGCGTCAATGACTCTTTGCCGAACACATCGTCGGATGCCTTGTCCAACATGCCTGATAGTCCGACGGTCCAGTCGGTGCTACCTGGCTCGCTTTCGGCTGCCACGCTGGCCAGGTTGGTGCCGTCGTTTTCGCCCACCGCCGCGGCAAGGTCGGCTTGGTTGACGTAGGGGGTAATGTCAACCGAGTTATACGTACACGTGAAATTTGATCCTTCTGACTTAAATACGGCCATTGTGTGTTACTCCTAGTAGGTCACGCCATCGATACACGAGATAGCGTAGAACGTGAAATTGGTCGCCCCGCCTAAGCTTGTGCAGTTCATCCGCTGGTAACGGTTGACAGTCGATGACAGCGCCACCTCTTGGCAACCCACTGCGCTAAATGTTGCCGTGCCCTCATCTGCCGCCGTACCGAACGCTGGGTCGGTATCGCTTTGCAGCTTGATGGCGGCGCTAGACGCACTGCCGGTAATCGCCGTGATAAACACGTAGAGCTTACCGCCGGCGCTCCCCGCTGCCCCCAGGTCAATCCCCGTGATGGCGCCTGTACTTGAAACCGTGCCCGATCCAACTTGATAGCCGCGGATCATGCGCGCCCCTGTGCTCTTCAGCGTGGGCCACATGCCGGCCACGGTAAGCAGTTGCCCCGTCTGCGCGCTGATGGCTAACTTAGAGTTGTAGGCCATGTCCTGCACGTAGGCGAAGGGTACAGCGCCAGCGGTATCGTAGATGGTGGCCACGTGTACCCCCGTCGTGCTCCCCAGGTACGTGTATAGTTCGGCTTCAATCTTGCCGGCCGCGCTGCCTGAGTAGTAGCCGTTATGTTCGATACTCCCCGCCGGACTGAGCGGTAACCGGCGCTGATCGCAGTCCTGTAGCACGCCGTAGTCAATGGCGCGGCCCTGGATGTTGACGCCCACGGTGTTGGTGTCGCCGCTCAAATCGACCCCACCCACCAGAATTCTTGTTCGACAACCTTTTACTGTCATGCTATCCCCTCGCCCAAATGGGCAAATATTGAAATCTCACCGGCTCGACTGGTTCGCCTGGATTGCCTTCGCCTGTCGGTTCGCCCAACGTGGCCGTAGGTGTCGGCGTAATCGTGGGCGTACGTGTCGCTGTCGGCGTTGCTGTCGGCGTTGCCGTCCTGGTCGCTGTCGGCGTCACGGTGGGCGTCCTGGTTGGCGGCTCAGCGGTTGGCGTAATCCGCAGTGCCCCAAATGCTTGCCCTAGCGGCGTGGGCGTGCGTTCGGCATTCAGCAGGTTACATTGCCACTGTGGCACGTATGGCTCAGGATAGGCGCTGAACCAAAACACCCGTTCTAACCCCGGTCTCTGCTGGCTCGCCACATGCCGCAACAGTGCCACCTGATCAGCCGACCACATGCCGCACGTCTCGGTAATATAGTAGCCACGTCCGCCACCTGTGGTGGCTATCCATCCGCTTAGGTAGTCAGCGTAATAGTTCCACGTCGCTGGGTCCGTGGCGCCGTAAATGTGCCAGTGCCAACGGTCTGGCCTGGTCGTGGTGGCAGCCATGAACGCCGCCATCCAATCAACTCCCTGGCTGCTGACGATGTTACCGCAACAGGCAATCGTGCCGCTTGGGTCGACTGCCTTCATTTGGCTGTACAGCTTCGCAAACTGTGTCGCCGCGGTCGCCGCCGGCACGTTGGCCTGGCCGCCGTTGCTGCCTTCTGGCTCGTTGTAGATGAGCCACACACGCCCCGGATACTTCTTGGCTAAGTTGACGGCATTCGTAATGCCGCCATCGCTCACAGCGAACATACTCGGCACAAACGTCTGATCGGCAAAATGGGCTTCGTTGTAAATACCCCAGTTCCACCAGCAATCAGCGCCAAGGGCCCTCGCCGCGGCGTTATACTCGTTTGGCTGCTTGCCAGGGTCGTTGATGCCCAGACACAGCCACAAGACAGCGGACAGGAGCGTGGTAGCGATACCCATCAGTTGATATACTCAAAGCCGAATGCGATCTGGATGTCGGTTGTGGCTGCCAGGTTGCTGGCCGTGGTGACCACCCAGGCGACATACAGCGACGTGTCAGTAGGCTGGACAAGCTTGTTGATGCCGCCGTAGCACAGCACTGCTTTGCTGTCGATGGTCACGTAGTCCGCGGCGGCAATGACGTGGGTGGCGATGACCTTGCCGCCGTCGGTGCTGAAGGCTAACGCCGTATTGTCGGCGATCGTGGCGGCCGCTGGGTCAGCGTTGAAGAAAAGCAGCGTCCCCGCTGGCTTCTGGTTGCTGTGGTCGATGATGGTGATGGTCTGAAGCAAGGACAAACCACCGCTCACCCTGGCAACGTTGGGCAACGTGATTTTGCCGCCCATGCTGTCGCCCGACTGATAGTCTGGCGACGCGCTGACCGTTATGGTGGGTGTGATGACAATGCCGAATGTGCCGGCCTTTGGGAAACTCATGTTCCACTCCCTTCGATGCGTGCGACAAGCTGCCAATAGGGGCGGTCGGCGCCGTACTCTTCAATCTGCAAAGCGATGTTCCAGCGATCAATGTCGTAGGCGCTGGCGTTGGCTGCAATGGCCGTCTCGATAGCGTCAATCATGGCGACCGTGGCGGTAAAGTTGGCGACGTTGGTGCCCTGGCGATATGGTTCCATCACCACCACGAGCTCAGCCGCCACTTGCAGCAGTCCGCGCTGATGGGTCAGCGTCACCGACTGGTTGTCGGCAATGGGCAAGCGCGGGTAGCTGATGGGCAGATCGGCGGTGTTGAGTTGTTGCGGTGGGGCGCTCTTTGCCGATACACCGCTGATGGTCATGCCGGCGATGTTGCTCACGAATGTGGCGTAGGTAAAGGCCATTAGAAGACCGCCCTTCGTGGAATCGTGGACATCAAGATCCGGATGTCTGCCGGCACGTCACCGGCCAGAATATCGACCGCCGCCGCTACGCCAGCACCACCGCCGCCCGTCTGTGGCACGTTGTCTTTGGCCCGATACATGAAGGCCGCCAGCCACTTGGTGAGATGCACCACGCTGGCCGGCGCAGTCAGGCTGTAGGCCCATTTGCCACTGACCGCGATGGCCCCCTCTGAATCGTCCTCATACTCCCAGTTGATGCCGGAAGACTTTAGGATGTCGATAGCGTAGTACGGCGTATCGTTGCGCGGGCAGGTCGTGTACTGGCCGGACGTGACCACCGACCCGTTGCCGTTGGTGATGCTGCTGATAGCGCACAGGTCACGATCCAGGGTCAGCCGCCGACCAGAGACATCCCGCACGGCGTCGAAGTAGCGTACCGTGTTGGTGCTGGCCTCGAACGTGCGCAGAAAGTATTGGTCAATAGCCGCCTGCGCAGCGGTGACGAACGCATCGATAAGCGTGTCGTCACCGCTGCCAGTGACACCGAGGTAGGCTTTGACCGCGCTGGTATCGGTGTAGCTCATAGGTTAGTTATTCGCCGTCGCGAGTTGAACCCAGTTCGTACCATCGGAAACCAATGTCAAGCTGTCATACTGGCCCAGCGCAATGTTGGCCGTAAGTTTCAGGTTGCCGGTGTCGGTCAGCGTGATCGTGTTGCTGCCGACGTTCACCAGGATCAGCAGCCGGCCCTCAGTCGTGCGTCCGCTGATGGCGGATGTTCCCACGGCACGACTGGAGGTCAAGCGCTGCACGGTGCCGGTCGGGCTGATCGTGCTTGACTCATCCACGGCGATGGCCGTTTGCAGCCCGCCGTTGAGAAAGCCGGTTACGCTGAACGCTGCGCCGGACTCCAACGTGAGCGCGCTGCTACTTTGGAACTCGTAGGTACAGCCGACCCCGGCCACGTTGAGACGACCACCCTGAGAGCGATAGCAGGGGATGTTGGCCTGCGCCTCGGTGGTCGCTGGATGGTAGAACGCCACGAACGCCAGCAGGGCCAGTACGGGCAGCACGGCGATTCCGAATTTCTTCATGGGTGCCTCCTTAGCCCGCCACGATGATGGCGGTGTTGGTCTGGGTCACGGGAGCGACACGTGGGATGCTCCAGAACACAATGCCCAGGTAGTCGTTGCCGGTGGCGCCGGTCACGTCCAGGGTTACAAAGTTGTAGCCGTTGTTGAGATCCAACTTACGGGTTTCAACCTCAATCAGATACACCGTGCCGTCGCCAGTGGCAGAGATGGTCTGCACGGCACCGGTGACGTCCTTCTCCGTGCCGTTGATCGTGGCCGCTTGCTGCACCTGACAGGTCAGGGCCGTATCACTGCCACCTGCGTGAACGATAAAGCCGAAGCGCTCGCAATCGCTCACATCGATAAAGCTACCACTGGCCGGGAAGTTGCCGTCCACGATAGCGGTACTGGGCGTGTTGCAGCCCTTGAAGTACACCTGTTCGGTTAGTGTCTTAATCATGGTTGTGTTGTTCCTTATAGAAAGCCCCGCTGGCCCCATGACCATGCGGGGTTATGCTCTACCGTTTAGATCAGGAGGCGGCGACCTTGGCGACGCAGAACTGCCACGGCTCAATTACGCGGCCACCGACCCGGCGCCGGAAGTGGTACTGCACCGTGTTGATGCCGGTGTTGCTATCCTGGTAGCGCGCCACGGTCATACCGGAGCGCTCAACGATGGCGTAGCCGGCCATGTTGCCGAACAGAATCGGGAAGGCGTTGGCCGCCACATCGGGCATCGACTCGGACTCCATCGCCCGGCGATTCAGCAGGCGGTCGGTGTCGGTGAGGTCGGGGAACAGATAGTTGCCGTTGCCGTCAACCAAAAGCTCAATGTCCAGATAGGTGTCGCTGTTTGCCAGGAAGACGGCGGTCTGTCGATACTGGATCGGAAGCCCGCGCTTCAGGCTCTTGATGCCGGCAGCGGTAACATCAGCCGCGGCACCAGTCACAACCTCAGTGAAGCCGTGGGCGTTGGCGCTGCCAGGCAAAAGGCCATGTGGTTTACCGACACCGTCGCCTACCGTAAAGGCGTCGTCTTCATCGACTGCCAACGTAGATGTGGCCAGGTTCTGGAGGATAGTTACCAAGTTGGAGGCATCTTCGACCAGCGACTGACTCATGACGACCTTGTAGGTGTATACGTCAGCGTTGACCGTCTTTTGCCCAATGGTGAAGTTCTTCTCTGTGGGCGATTGCGTCTCACTACCCCAAGCGCCACGCAGGCCAGAGACATAGCGGTCATTGCCGCCGGTCACTTCCATGAACTCTGTGGAATTGCCGGTTGTGAGATTTACGACAGTCGCCCCACCGCCACGAATGGCGGTCATGCCGGGCAGGCGCTGGAGGATGGCGCTTTGCATCGTGGTTGGCACCGCGAAGCCGCCAAGGGTGCCTTGCGCTTCGACCATCGTCGTCTTGATAGTCTTGACATCAAAGCCGTTTTGAATCATGGCGCTGATGTCCTCAAACGCAAAGATTTGGCTTTTCAGCATCTTGTATTCTTCGCGGTCAAGATTGGACTCGCCGCCGCGCAAGTACTTGGCAAAGGTGGCGGTCTGGTCCCAGATGCGCTGCTGGTAGTTGCTGCCGATCAGGTCGGTCAGCACAGCAGTCTTGACGGCGTTGTCGTCACCGAAGCGCATGGTGTAGAGCGCCTTCATGGTGGCGTCGCCGGTCGCAGGCTTCTGCTCCTGGTCGGCGGCTTGGTTGTGCGCACCGTTGCCAGCACCGGGCAAGCTGGGGCGCATGGCCTTGGCGGCGCTGTCCTGAATGCCGTCCAGGGCGGCCATTCCTTCAATGGCGGATTTAATGCTTTCCGCCTCGCCTTTCAGTTTGTTGCCCTCTTCGACGTTGCCGGCTTCGTAGGCTTCTTTCGCCTTAGCCAGCTTTAGGGCCAGTTGTTCTTTCAGTGTCATGTGTGGTTTCTCCTACACAATGGTTGATTCGAGTTCGAGTAGTGCCAGTAGTCCCAGGCTCTTCACAATATCCCGTTGGCGTGATTCCTCACCACCTTTGCCGCTGTTGTTGCGTTGGCTGGTGTCTGGCGTATCAAGCAAAGCCTTTAGCGCTGGGTATTTTTCCGACAACCCCTTGATGGCAGCAATCGCATTTTGCGACAGCATCCGCGGTTCCATCGGGGTGACGGTTAGGGTGTCCCGGCGCAAAGGCCACTTTTCGATTTTCCCGTTAGCGGCTTTGACCACGCCGGTTGTCACTGCCTCGGTGCTATTCCCGATCAGGCCAGCCTTGATCAACTCCTCCACGTACTGCACGTAGCGGTTGCGGCGGTTTAGCACCCGCTCTACGAATAGCCCCTTTTCGTCAATGCGGGCCGTCTTCATATCGACGAAGCCAAGAATGTCGTCCTGGCCGGCGCCCTCGCGCCCACTGGCGTGCTCCCAATCCACGTAGACCACGCCGGTTTGGGTGTAGTCAGAATCAAAGCTTGTGGACTTGGTAAAGAACTCGCCCGCGCTGCCGTCGGCATTCTTGCGCTTGCTGGCGACGCCTTCCATGTCACGACCGTCCCAAAGCACCATGTAGTTGGCGACGCGCAGTTCTGTGTCAGTGGCGCTGATGGCCTTTAGAGCGTTGCCCTTATACTCATGCCCCATGTCTTCGGGCTTCTCCATGCCCAACAACGGATAGTCCACCCGCTTGCCCCCAACCGCTACGCTGACACTATTGAACATCAGCGGCAACGTGGGCATGGTCGCAATGGGCGAAGGTGCGCCAGCGTCAATGTAGGCCAACGTCATGTGCGGCGTGTAGCCGTGCGTCTCGCTGGGTTCGATGCCGTACTCTTCCAGGCATTCGTTGAGGTCGCTGCGCAGTTCGTCCAGGCCCGGCACATCAACCACGGCGTAAATGACATCCTTGCCGTCACTGGACGGGCTTGCGTTGAAGCGGCCCAAGCCATTGATCGTGCCGGCCAGCGGTTCGTTGTAGGTGGCTGTCTTCTGTGCGGCCACGATAGCGCCAGCGACCTGCAAGTCGGTCAGAGCGTCCACCTTGCCCGCATAGGCCAACGTGACGTGCAAGGCTTCAGCCGGCATATCAACGCCGTCCATTGCTGCGATCTGCGCGGCCAGTTCAGGCGACGGGTAGAGCGCCAACATGACGCCGGTGTACTCGCTATCGGGTGGGACTGTGAACAAAACCGCTTTGTTGGTCATAGAATTTTGGGATAAAAAAAAACGGCGCAACCGCGAGAGTGATTCTCGCAATTGCGCCGTGTGTCTGCGTTCCTGGTGCGTCGCCTGATATGGTGGTCAGGCCAGTTATTTACTTTTCGACTTTGCCGATAGTCCTGACAGTCCAGTCCTGCACGCCATCTTGCACGGTCAGGATAATTTCGTGCCGTCCGTCGGTCAGCGCACGAATGCGCCGGATAAACTTCTCCAACTGGACGGCGGTAGGCGGCAAAGCGCTTACAATATTGTCGTCAATCTTAGCACAATTCTGCGTACTATTCAATAGGGGTTGCGTCATCATTTTGTCTAATTTATCCGCTCCCAACTGGCCGGCGCCGTCATCGTCAGCCGCCGGTTGTGTACTGGTAGATATGTTCGTGCAAGCCGTCAGGCCGGTGCGCCGTAAACTGCCACTTGTATTTGGACAGCGTCGTGCAGCCGTCGCCAATAGAGATGATGCACAAGCGCCCGTCATCAACGTCGTGCCATAGCGTGTGCGTGTCCAGCGGCTGCACCTGTTCCATCCAGCGCCCTGGCGTGTGCGGTAGGGCAACGGCTAGGGTTTCGAGCGAACTCATGCTATGGCCGCCTTGATTGCGCTATTGAAATCCTTCACGATGGCAGGGCGGTGCATCTGGACGGCCTGCTGGTCTGTGGTCCAACGTCCACGATGCACTTTTGCTTGAAAGCGATAGCTGCCCACCCAGGGCGCATAGGATAGCTTGATCCCCACTTTGCCGGTGAGGCTGCCGTTGTCGCCCTCAACTGCCACCGTCCACAATCGCCCGTAGGTGCCGGTGCGTCGATACTTGCTTTTTGGTGGCGGCGGTGGATAGGTCGCCATCGTCCGTTGCAGCCGATACACGGCGCGCCACATAGGCGGTTCCAATATCTTGATGGACTGCACCCGCCCGAACTTGGCGACGAGGCGGTCAACGCCTTGGATGGAAATTTCGAGATCAGCCGGCATTGGCTATTCCTCGTCTGGCGAATCGATGCCGCTGGTTTCGTTCCACATTTCGACATACTGCTGAACGAAGAACGGGTCGCTAGTATACCCTTCGGCCACCCGCCCATCCGGTAGGGTGAAGCTGTGATCGGGGCCACCGGCGTTGACGACGCCAAACTCCTCGTGCATAGTGTATTTTGTTGCCTCTGCATACATCAGGTAGTCAACCCCATCGTGAGTAAATTTTCGATAAGCGCGCCCCTGATCAAACTGTGTCGCTATTGTCATCTTCCTACTTTCCGCAGATAGCGCGATATGTGCCCATCCAGCAGAGCGAGCAATTCGTTTTCTATCTCATTGGCGTACATGGTCTTACTTATACCGAATCCGTAAAAGCCCATCACGCGATGGATGGGGATGTCCTGCTCGGTCAGTTGCGCACCAGCCACAACGACCGGCTTGAACAGTGACGTACTTTCCAGCGCGCCACGCTGGAGCATAGCGGCACTACCCTTCACTTTTCTTAGCCCGTAGCGCTCGATTACGTCGTCGCTCTCGGTGCGCAGCACGGTAATCATGCCCGCGCTGGTCCGATTGCCGACATCCACGCGCCGTAGCGTCTCATAGCTCAGGGCGTTGAGCGCCGATGCAAATTCGGTCACCTCTGTGCTGGTATATTGCGTCCGCAGGCGCTCTAATATGTTTTGCGTGCGAGGATCAACAGGCATCGTAAAATAGTCGCTGGGCCTATTCTCCATCATCGCTTCCTTGACCAAGCGTGGCCATGCCGACCATGAACTAAAGGCTTGCCCACCTGACCAACCCTCGACAAACTCAGCGCCGCGCCCACCTGTACGCTTGTCTAGTTCAGTCAAGAACTTAGCATAAATGCCATTGCTGCCGCGCAGATCGTCAAACTCCTTGCCGTTTTCATCTACCAAGATCACCTCTCTGCTCTTAGCGTTGGTCCAGGTCAGTTGCTTGCTCAGCGTGCTGGTCACCCCGCTACTCTGGATCCACGTATTGTGGTAGCTGAAGCGGTCAATATAATTGTCGATGTATTTGTCGGCACTGAGCGTGTCGTAGATTTGGCGTAGGTCGGTGACGTGATTCAGGCGGCTGGCCATAATGCTGCGCAGCTTGGAGTCGGCGATCATCTCCATTATATCATCTTTTTTGCCGATAATTCCTGTCAATTGATCGGCAATTTTCCCGTAATCCATGCCACCAAATGCCTTGTGTGTCTGCTGGTTGACCTTCCTATCGCGCAGTGTCCACAGTTCGTCCATGTAGTTTGTCATCGGCTTGGCTGCGCCCTGCGCTCGATAGAGCAGCGAACCGCCGTTGTCAATGCGCCATACCCTGCCGTCGTTGCCGACCATGATGTTATCGGCACCTAAGCCAATGACATCCCAAGAAGACAACAAAGCGTCAGCCGCAAAGTGCTTTTGTAGCTGCTTATGGGCCGCCGCTAGTTCATCGCCGCGTAACTCGTTGAGTAGTCGGCCCTCCACGAACTCAGCGATCTTGTACGTCTTGCCGTCTTGCTCGTCCAGGCGAAAACGCGGTACATTTGCACCCAATGTCTGGTAGAGGCTGTCGGCCAAAGCCTCGCTTTTGATGTGTGCCTCACTATTGCCGCCCTTGACGACATAGCGTTTACCACTGGCGTCCTGGTAAAGCCTAGCGCCAGTCGAGCCGCCCAGATCCTTGACGTAGGTCAGATCGTTAAGTCCAGGCATGGTGTCAAGTGGCTTCGGCTTCGGCGGTTGCGCTACTGGCGCTATCGGCGGCGTCACGGCCAGCGGCGCCGCGGGTATTTCCACCGGCTTGGGCGCCAGCCCTAACTTTTGCTGCACAGCGGCAAACACCGCCTGATCGCGCTCTGTATTCAGCAGTCCCTTTGCTGCATTCATGGGGGCCAGCTTTACCGTAACTGTCTCGTCATCGCTGAGCCACGGCGCGCCACCAGTGCGCTGCGCCAGATAATAGCGGGTTGTGCCTGTGGTGCCGGCAAAGTCGCCCACGTAGCCGGTGACCTTGGCAGACAGGCCGCTTTCTTCGTAGGCTTCCTTGAGCGCGTTCTGCTGAGCGCTCAGGGCCTTTTCTAGTCCACCCTTGGGGAAGGTGTGTTCATAGCCGCCAAAGTGATCCTTCGGCTCAACAACCCAAATGCGCCCGTCCGGCTCAATAATCACTACGCCAGTAGACATCCGCTGTCCAGGCGGCAGCGCGGGTAACGCCGGCTCATCAGCAAGCTGCACGTCCTTGACTTGGCGCCAGTAGCCGTCTTTGGCCGGAGTGATCGCCACCCCGTTGAGTTTTTGCCCTTCGTAAAGCGGCTCTTTGCTCCAGATGACAGTGCCATTCGGATCAGCCAGTGCTGGGTCCGTCTTCGGCGTTTTGGGCACCTTGGGCTTCTTCGGCTTCGGCTCCTTGACTTCTTCGACTTCCGGTAAAATAAAACACCGGCAGCCGGGGTGTGCTGGTGGCAACGCAAAGGGCTTGGCTTTCTCTCTCAGGTTAGCCGGTAAGGCACTATCAAAACTCTCTTCAATGCCAACGACTTTGCCCTGTAGTCCGCCGCAGAACACGCAGCGTCTTTCGTCGTTGGCCGTTTGCCACACCAACTTTTTGACCACGCCAGAAGCGATGTATGCCTCTTTGCTACCTTCCGCGTAAGCTCGTGTCACCTCCGTGGCTGCGATGAGTTTGGCACGCTGCTTACCGAATGCTGGCTTTAAGTCCTTCGCCAATGCGCTCAGCGGCTCACCGTTGCCAATCCAGCGATCAACGGCTTGCCCCACAATGCGGCTCGTGGTAGTGCCGAGTTGCGCCAGCACAGCGTCGGTGTAGCGCAATGCCCAAGCGCGGGCTGATTCGTTCGCCAGCGTGTAATCAAACCCATAGCCGACATTCTCGAACTGCTTGATGGCCACAGAGACGCCCAGATCGGCGGAGTCTTGCAGCGCACGGCTTAGGATGTCGCGCATTCGTTCGCCCTGGACGGCTTGCTGTGCAGCCACAGATGCAGCGTAGGCGTTGTCTGGCCCAGTGGTGAGTAGTTCGCCACTGACGCGTGCCAGCTCCCTGCGCACTTCCAGCTCTGTGCGCCGTTCCACGCCCATGCGCTCTTTGCGCTCGGCTTCGTCGTCGTTAGGGTCAAGCTGAAGAATCAGCGCCTTAGTAGTCGGCCCAAAGCTTGAAGCAAAAGGGGGCGGGGTCAAACGCCGCCTTCACCTCGCTTTCATCTTCGGCGTCCTGTAGCGCTTCCAGGATAGCAGTCTTCTGCCCAGCCGGAATGACAGCGCTTTCAAATGCCCGCTCTTCCGGTCGGCGTCCGGCGCGCAACTCACTAAGGGCCACCTTGCGCCAGCGCTTTAGTTCGGCCTCCACGGCGATGCTTTTCCCGGCTTGCTCGTCCACCACATTTGCCGGCGCTTGACTGCCGATCATGTCGCCAGCCTGAGGCGGTGGTGGCGGTGGTTCGGCCGCTTTGGCCACGTACTGCAACAGCCTCACCGGCACCGTGGCCAGGTCGGCCAGGTCAGCCGGAAGCGTAGCCGGCTTCAGGCCGCGTGCTTCCCGGTTCTCATCAACCGTCATATCCTGCGAGTATGTGGTGTACTCCTGCACTTCTAGCGCACGGTCCTGCGGAATGACATTGGGCGCCTCGAACATGATGTCGTCACCATAGTAGAGCGCCAAGTCGGTGGACAGTTGTTCGGCCATGTAGTCAATCAGTGGCTGGATGGTATTGCGGGCAAAAGCAATCTCGGCAGCCAGGCGAGAATCACCGGACAGCCCGCCAGAGATAAGCCCCGTCGGCACGCCGTAAACGCGGTCAATCTCGTCCCGGTTAAACTTGCGGCTGTCGATGATCTGCATCTGTTCCAGCGTCTGCGTGATGGTTTCCACCGTGAGGTCGCCGCTACGGGCAAATAGCCGCTTCTGGCCCTCCGCCATCTGTTGACGCAAAATCTCGCGTTGTCGGTCAAAATCGACGGGTGACGTGGTTGCCGGCACGCTGATGATAGCCGATGGGATGGCGTTCTCTTTGGCGAAGAAGTCACGCTGCCACACAGCTTGTGCATGGTCCATCTGCACGCCGATAAGGGCCGCGGTGAGCGGACTCAACCCTTCCCAGTAGTCGAACGGGTTGGGGCTGCGAAAATGCACGATGTTCTCGCCGGGTAGAATTTCCAGCGAACCATTCACGTTGTACTCATAGTCGATGAGTTCGATGTCACGGAAGATACCCTGCCCACGCCGCAACGTTTCGGGCAAGGGCCGCACCATGTTGGCAGCCAACGGCCAAAGGTCTTCGGGTTCACCGACGCCTGGACGGCGCGTAGAGACAAACAGGTAAGCATTGCCTCGTAGGAGCAACCACCAAGACGTGTAGCGCTTGAGGAAGCCGCCGGCCATAAAGCTGTTCGGTTCGTCCATCAGCTTCAGGAAGGGGTGGGCGTCAATGGTGTCACCACTGGAACGGCTCTTGACTTTTAGCGCCGCGTCACGGCTGGCCACGCGGTCGCTGATTAGCTTGATGTCACTCCATACCCAAGCACTGGTAACGGCTAGCTTATAGGCGGCGTCGGTGTCCATCGTTTCCATCTGTCGAAACTGGCCGTAACGCGTCATGCCGGCCAGCACGCTGTCGAATGATGCGTCGGCAATGGGCGCTTTGGTGGAAGCGACAACGGGCAGGGCCGGGGCGCTAAATAGGTTGCGGAGTGATTGAGTAAGGGTCATTTCTTCAGCCATCCGATCCATGCAAGGATCATCAATTCAATCAGCAATACGATTAATACGCGCCACCAGGCGACACCGAACAGGAGTGACATGGGCGTCGCCATCACCAGTAGCATGGCCGCCAGCCAGCAGGCCAGGTAGACGTGAGCCTGGGTCATAGGACGCCAAACAGCGCTACAGCGTTACGCGCCTGCCAGAGCATCAAACTGCGACAAATCACGGTGTCATCGTGGCCCCCTTCTGGGGCGCTGTAGCTGCTTCTGCCGGTTGTGGGCGACACCGTGCGCTCGTATGCCTCTAGCTCCATTGTCCACACTCTATCCTCTTGAAATTGCCATTCGGTGCGCTCCAGGGCCAGCGCCATATTTTCGATAAGCGGCGGCTTGCTGGTGGCGGTAAACACGAAGCCGTTGGCCGGCAGACCATCACTCTGCAACTGTTCCAGAATCGGAGAGCCGACGCCGGTTGAATCGACCAGGAGCGAATGAACGTCCCAGCGTTCGCAAATGGCCTTGATGCGCCCAACCTGGAACAGATAGTCCACTTGGTTGAAGCGATCCCGTGCTATCTCTACCCGGCAGTCACGGCAACCGATAGAGATGGCGGTGAAGTCGTTCTGCTTGGCCAGGTCAAGGCCGGCCACAATCGTATGCCCTCGGTGCTGCCCTGGCGTACATTCCGGCGCATTCATGCAGGCGGCGATGTTGCGGAAGACGGAACCTTCATTCTCCAGGAACTCTGCCAAAATCTCTTGCCTATACGCCATCTCTGGCAGTACATCCCGCATGGCGTCAAACTCTGCCGGGTTTATCTTGTCATTGACGTAACTGGGCATTTTCCAGCTAGCCCATTCCGGCATCCCAGGATCCACGCCCCATTGATACATCTGCCAAAAGCCGTTACGCCCTTTGGGGGTGGAAAGAAAAAAGGCATCCCCGCCAAAGTCGGTAAGGGTTGGACGTAACACATAGTTCCAGGCATCCATTAGCGCCGGAATCATGGCCGCTTCGTCAATGATGGCCCTGCGATACTTGCGGCCACGCGCAGCGTCTGGGTTGTCCAGACTCCAGAACTCAAGCACGCCGCCGGTGACAAACTCTAGCCGATGATCCTGCACACTTTGCCGGCTAGTGATCGGCTTGAATATCCTCATGCAGTCGCTCCATACTTCGAGCAGCATTTTGTAGCTGGGTGAAAACCACCCCACTGGATAGGACAGCGTTTCTTTCGTGGCACACCTGTCAATGCCTAGCGTAGTCTTGCCAGCGCGCCGCCCAATGTCTACTGCGTTGAAGCGCCCGGACTCTCTGACTACTTGCTGCTGCCAGGGTAGGCGCTTGGGCAAGCGCAAGACTAGATCATTGCTCGTCATCTTCATGCACAATACGGACAGTAACGGCGCCGCCATTCTTGCCGGTCAATTCTATCGGGTCCGGCACCTTGCCATAAGCCACTTCCATGAACTTGATTTGCAGTACTGGGTTTTTGCTCGCCACCCATTGACGTAAGATGTTTTCTGTGGTCGTCACTGGCGCATCATCGGCAAGGACGGGCGCCCCATCTTCACCGACTGCATCCTCATGGCCTATCTGCTGGGCAAGTTTGCGCAGCGCGTCAAAAGTCCGCGGCCGGCCTTTCCGGTTGATGCGGCTGTCACCCTTCTTGAATGATCCTGCGGTCTTCGCTCTGGTTACCATAGACTGTAAAAGACTGTATATCAGCCAGTCGTCTTCCCGCTCGCCTTCGCCGTTGCCTCCAACTCATCCCGAAACCGCGCCCACTGCGCCTTAGCCAGTGTGCGGCGCTCGTCGCAGAATAGACCGCGCCAGCGCTCAGTATTTATCGACTCGTACCATTGCAGCCAAGCCGTGAACGCCATTTCGAGTAGGTCGAAGTCGGCGAGGACAGGCGGTAGGGTGGGCGCTTGCTTGGCTTCTAGTTCGTCCAGCAGGGCGTCGGTGATCGTAAAACGCTCTCCATTCAGATACCCACGCAGAAAGCCGGCTAGGTCTACATACACATCGGAGAAGCCAAGCGCCTTGGCACGGACAGCCAACGTTGTCTGCGATTTACTGCCATCAAGCGGCAACTTTACTGTCATCCAGCCCCCAGCCACGCCCACAATGGCGCCAGGTCAACACCGTTCAATGCCAGCACAATGACCGCCAACACGCTCAATGCCGCAACGACCGTGCGGCCTTTGGCGTCAAGCCCCGCCCATGCGCCCTTAATGAGTTGCATTACGACCTCCGAACGAAAATGAATGATATTCAGCTACATGTTAGCATGAACAAAAGAAAGTTTCAAGTAGGTAGAAGATATTAGTTTGCTAGGCTTCAAAGTACTGTTTGCCAACCATCGCCTTATAGTCGGGGGTGAATAGCACCGGCTCTATTTGGACAACGCCGTCACGCACTACAAACAAGGTCACGCCCTGCACCCAGTCAGGATCGGTCATGTACTCCGGGTCGGTCGTGCAAAGACAGGGCGCTTCCTGTCCGACGCTATAGCCGTTGCCGATGCGCGTCTGGAAGCGCCCAGCCCTATGGACGTGGCCGGTAATGGTGCTGATGCTGTAGCGCCGCTGCTCCTGCTCTAAGCGCGCTGTGTACCCTGCCCACTTGCTGACGCGGGTGCCGTGGGTCACTTCCAGCACATTGCCGAACCTAACTCGCAATTCGGCGTATTCGATACCATACCGGCGCAACTGCATTAGCTCTGGTAGCTCAAGCGCCCCCACGCCGAACAGGTCAGGGTTGGCCCACAGTTTACGCCGTAAGCGATCTTCGTGGTTGCCCGGTACTTTGATTTTTCGCGCCTTGCCCAATGCAGCACTCAACGGGGCGACGCACTCAACGTGCCAGGTATCAATTTCGTTCTGAATGCGCGCCGTGCGGTTTGGGTTTTTGTCAAAGCGCGAAAGCTGGTAAAAATCCACATCATCGCCATTGTAGATAGCAATGTCAGGTTTCCACCAAGCCGCAACCTTGGCGGCCAGGGCGATAGCGCGGCGGTCGTGGTAGGGTGCGTGAATGTCAGAAAAAACAATGCCGCTACAGTCGCCGGTGACGGTGATCGTCCGTTGGTGCTGGTGCGCTGCCGTCCCCAGGCGCTTGCGGATACGTTCACGCTGTTCTGGGTTGCGTACGAACAGCCCGCGCCAAGCCGCTGCGGTCACGTCGATGTCCAGGGCATCATTGACAGCCCTACCCAGATTGGTGAGACTGTCAAAACGTGGCGCTAGCTCCAGCGCCTTGGCGAATAACTCAGCGTTGTCTCTCTGTGGTGAAGCAACTAGGGACTCAGCTTCACTCATGATCACCTTTCTTCGCGGCGATCATCATCGCCGCCACCAACAAGCCGACTGGGCCACCCACCAAAAAGCCGGCCAGGAAAAACAGTAGGCAGATCATCGCAGCACCAACTTCTCTGCCTGCCGGTAGTCTAGCGCTAGTTTCGCCTCTTCGACCGCACGCGGTACGTCCATACCAGCCGCATACAGTTGATAAAACTGGCGTGCAAACTCCACGGCAGCGGTGTCCTCAATTTCATCGGTGGCGGCCACGACATGTTGCACCCCAGCGCGCTTGATGGCATCGGCCACGCTGCTGTCACTGAAGCACGCCAGGATGAGCGCCACGTTGATAGAGCGCCCAGTCAGCACACGCTGCCACCAGCCGCCGGTTAATTGTTGTTGGTTGATTAGGAGCTCATCAGGGTTGCCATGCGCGCCAACCTCCAGCACAGTGATGCCCCCAATGCGTAACTCGCGCAGGATGTTGGCGCGGGTTGCCCGGTCGCCAAACAGGGCGCGGTACTCAATACCGGCGTCGTACACAGCGTCGCGCTCTTCGCTGACGGACAGGTTGCTGCCAGTCCAGACACCAAGCACGATCAGGTGCGGCCTTGCTTGGCTCATCTTGGCTTTAATTTCGCCAAGTTCGCGTTCCAGATCCTGAATGCGCCGGTTGGCGTTGGCGAGGTCAAGCAACAGCCGGTTACGGTCGTCCGTTAGGTTTTCTATTTGCTTTCGCAAGTCGCCGACTTCTTTGGTTTCCACGACAAACCAACCCCGCCATTGCGAAAAAGCGAATAGAGCGAACGATAACGCAACCGACAGGCCAATTGTCAATAACTCAATGATCATTTGCCGCCCCAGCCGTTAGCCTTGGCCCACACTTCGAGTGCAGCCACCCGCTGCTCCAGGGTCTTTGTCGTCTCTACCGGCGGCACTACCACCCCACCGGGCAAGCGCTGAAAGAGGACTAAGAAACTGTTATGATAGCGACTATTGCCCCCACCTACATCCTCTACGTCGCTGCGCAACCCGTGTACAGTGTCGGACGGGATGCCGGTCGGGTCGTCAATGCGGACAGATGTCACCTGCCCACGATACAAGTCAACCTGCGCCCGCGGCTCCGGGGGGCGCTTCTCAAACGCCTTGGGCGGCGCGGCCTCGCCAGGTTGCCGGCCTTCCCACGTCCATTGCACCCTTAGCCCGTCGGCCCATGCCCACTGGCCAACTGAATCGAGGGCGTCAACGAACACCACATGCTTACCGCCGTTCTCAGCGGGTGACAGGTGATAGACGCAGACGCAGCGCCAGACGGCGGCGCCTGCGGCACGTTCCAGGCGCGCATAAGGGGCCACATTGATAAGGGGCTGGGTGGGGTTGATATATTTACGGAAGTTGTCGCGAATGAGCATGGGCCTAGCTCCTAAAACTGGTTTCTGTGAAAATGGTAACACGAAAGGAAGTGCGAATCTATCGTAAATAGTAATTACGCGGAATTACCTAGATGCATACAGCAAAAAGACGGCATGGCTTCGGCTGCGCGCGTCCAGGGTCCGCAACACTCTGGCAACGTGAACGGACACGGTGCTGGGGCTTATGCGTAGCGTGCGGGCGATCTCTTTCGTGGTGAGTCCCTGAGCCACCAGGGCGAAAACTTCCCTCTCCCGGTCGGTGATAGTTTGTCGCGTCATATCTATTTAATCGCTCCAGAACGGTTGTTCCTTCGCTGGTGGCGGCGTGGGTCTCGGTGCGATGGCGAGGAAAAGCAAACAGCCCAGCGTGGTGGCTGGGCTGGGGTAAGATACGATCTAGTCGTGCTTAGACTGCGTTGCTATCGGCGTCCGTAGCCAGTCCTGCCGCTTGGCGTAAACGTTGTCAAACTCGTTGTCTTTCAGGGTAAGATCAATCTCATGTCCATTCGCCATTTCGATAACAATAGTCACATCGCCATTGCGATGAAAACAAAATTTGACACCACCTTTTATTTCGATGTATCCCTCGTTATCTTCCACAGTTGGCACGGATGTTGCCGACGCCGCTTCCAGTTCGGCAATGCGGGGTTCGTACTCATCAATTAAGACCTGCGCATTTCGGGCTAGCAACTCCAATTGAACAGGCTTTCCTTCAATGATGTCGCCATCCCTACAAGCTTCGGCAAAATTGATTGCCCTCTTTGATACTGCCATATCCATCATTCCCCCTTCTTCCTTAACTGCTTCGCCTCGGCAAACGTCCACCGGCGCCGGATATTGATCCCGATCATCTCGTGCATGGCCTGAACGGGTTCAGCGTTGAGATAATACAGCGCGTCTACACCGTGACTATAGCCGTTGCAGTCGCTGATGTCGTCAAGCGCCTGTAGCGTGATGGCGCACAGCAAGCCGGTGAAGCCGGTCGTTGGTGCGCCCTGAAATGGAACTGATTTAAGCGGCATGGGTCGCTCCTTCTCGTAAAAATGGCGCCGTTGTGGCGCCATGCTTCAGATGTCGCGCCTGTCGCAGTGACTTATCCAAAATCCTGGTTTTGCGCTGGCGCTTCTTGTCCGAATGCGCAACCATGTCACACTTCCACGGATAGGTCGGGTTCAATTTCGGTTTCTTATTCGGTTTCTTAAGCATTCTGCTCCTCCTTCCTTGCTAATTCTAGCCAGCAGGCCAGCGCCATCAGCGGCATCGTCCGTGGTCGCTCTGGGTTGCGCACACCAGGACCAGTGACGGTGAAGGTGGCGTTCCAGAGCGTGAGGCCGGTGATCGTGAGTTTTAACGGGACGCCCTTGACAGTGAGCCGGTGGACGGCGCCGAGGCTTAGTTCTACGGTTGGCTGTAGTCTCATTGCTACTGACATGGGGTTGCCTCCAGTTCAAAACAACGGCCGCTGAATCACAGCGGTTGGTGAAATCCAAAGCACTTCGGTTCTATCTCTGGCACCCTCAGCGTGAGCGTCTTTGGTAATGCGTTGCCAGTCTGGGTATAGTTCGCTATCGTACAGATTGCAAGCATAGCCGCTGATAATAGCCTTACCCTTGATGCAGCGCACGATCTCCGCTAACTCTCGGTGCTGATCGTCGGTCATCTCATGTCGATAACCGGCAGCCGATTGTTTACCGCGCGTAGAAAGCGGATAGGGCGGGTCAAGGTAGAAAAGTGCGTCGGGGCCGTCAAACTTCTGGACAGCTTCCACCGCTGGCAACATCTCGATAATCACGCCACGCATTCTTTCGGCGATCATGGCTAGGGCCGGCGGGTAGTTCATCCAATCTGTCGCCGGCGTTGTGCCTGACCTGGTGGAATTATTGCGAAAGCCAGTATTGTTACCCGTTGTTCCAGCCGCGCCGAACCCCATAAAGGAACGCACCAAGAGTCGCCGCGCCTGCTCAATCGGGTCACCGTCGGCCAGATAGGCTTGCTCAAACTCAACCCGACTAAACGGCGTCATCTCTATCAGCCGTCCAAGTTCTCGCGCTTGGCTCGGATTGCGCAGCACACGGAACAGGTTTACAATCTCGCCATCCAGATCGTTGTACACCTCGGCATAACTTCGGGACTTGCGCAGCAACACAGAAGCACCACCGCCGAACGGCTCAATATAGCGGCGATGGGGCGGGAATTGCGAGATAATCCAAGGAGCATCACGCCATTTACCACCATGATATCGAAGGGCCGGCCTAGCCGGTGCATCACTTGCAACTCGCATACCCTCACCACATTCCGATCTGTGCCAACTCTTCCGGCACCTTACCCACCATCAGCCGCTTGTGCTGCGCTTCCAGGTGCTTTGCATTCCGCTCCCACTGCTGATAGGCATTCCACAGTGCATCGCTGAACGGATGAACATTGACACAGCGCACGTGGATGCGTGCGGTGCCGTCCGGCTTGTCGG